ATCACTTTCAGAAAGCAAAGTCCTGCGGAGTAAGTTCCACTCGGCTTACCCACGCCTGCATGAATGGCATCAAGAACGCAATGCGTTAGTTCAAGATGGCTGGTGCTACGTCAGGACTGCGATGGGGCGCAGGCGGCTTTTGGCGTACGACGATAGTCGGATGACAATCGCTTCGAACACGCTAATCCAAGGAACAGGTGCAGACTGCCTCAAGGTTGCCCTAGGAAACTTGGGAGAACATCTGTCAGATGAGGTACGTTTGATTGCTGTTGTTCACGATGAATGTGTGCTCGAAGTGAAAGAGGGATTAGAAGATGAGTGGATGGAGAAATTGGAAAACATTATGGTAGATGCTGGTAAAACAGTCTTTAAGAAAACTAGATTGGTCGCGGAACCCGGCATAGGCAAGGACTGGTCGGCGAAATAAAATCCACGCAAAGCTGGACACTCCATGGACTTAGCGCGCTTTTCTAAAAACCCAGAAAAAGAGGTGTTCACCGTCAAAGCTGACGGGGTCTACCTGGCTGTGATCAACGGAGAGGACGATGTTTACATCCTGCCGGAGTTATTCGACTCCCCTTTGATCGCAAGCAATAAAGCTAGAGCGCTTAAGAAGCAGCACAAAATTGAAGTAAGTTTTAAAAAAGGTTCTAAGCAAACAAAAGAAGTTACAGTTAAGCAAAACTTCATCCTGTACAGCGACGCTGAAGTGGCCAAGCTGACTCACTTGCGTTTCAAGGAGGCTTGGTTAATTCTGAGCCCAAACGGGCAGTTCGTAGAGGAAGTTCTAAATAAGAACAACGTAGTTAAATACACGCAGAAGGTAAACAACGCTAAAATTTTTAAAAGCTACGAAGATGCGACATCCTTCATAAAAACTCTAGACATGGTGATAAAGAAAGGACATGGACTACGCAGGTATTACATACGAAGCGACTCTGACCAAGTAAGCTAACATTTAAGAAGGGTTTCCAGTTAGCCGTGGCTCGTCAGCGTCGTTTTGCCGGTCAACTTCCGCAATTTGGCGCTGCCACGCCGGAAATGATGGAGGCTGCCCAGGAGACAATCAAAACCGCCGGGCAGTTTTTAAAGCCGAGTCGCGGCGGTCGATTAGGTACAAGCTCCGCAGCCGAGCAAGCCGAAGGTGCTGCAGCTCGCTTGGCAAACCCACAAGTGTTCCAACCGGCAAGTCCTGGGGCAAGCAGCCCCATGCAAGACATCGCAAAACTTCGTAAAGATTTAGGAATCGACGAACTGATTAGCAGCATCTCTCAGTTGAGGAGTCAGCAAGGGGGAGGAGCAGGAGGAATGGATATCTATGGTTCTTCTGGTCTGGAATTCCCAGCCTTTGAGATGCCGCAGTTCGAAATGCCTGAGTTCGAATTGCCGGATTTCGAGCAGATGCTGCCTGAAGAACAGCGGTTCGGGGCAGAACAGGAGGCTGCGCCCACGCAGGCACAGCCAAAAGGCAAGCAACAGCGTGGAGGCAGGGGCGGTCGTGGCGGCGTCAGTTCTTATAACCTCAGCAAATTCGGGGGTCCTGGTCTCGGCGGGCGCGACGTAAAGGCTCTCCTGAGCCGAGGCGCATCGAAAGCTCAGTTGAAGAGCGTCGCTAAAACAGCTCCCAACATTTCGGCTAGTGGCGCTGCTCAACTGCGGAAGGCCGGGGTTAACATCGGAAGTGCTCTCAAGAAAGCCGCCAATCTCTCTAGCGCCGGAGCTAAAGTCATTGCAAAAGCTCAAAGTGCGAAAAAAGCAGGTAAAAATAAAAAGTAATTGATGCTTGAAAATTACACACTTGTAGTTGTACGAAAAACAAAAAGAACTAGGTTAGCTTTAAAAGCAAACGACAACGGCCACGCGCAGGCCCAGGCAAAGGATATCGTGCGAGCTCTGGACGCAGATAAATACGACATGTCGTATGGTCCCTACAAAACTACGCCGTTATCACAGCTGTTTGAAGATCTAGCTTTCAATAATTTCTCACACAAAACTTGTTACAAATGGACGGCAGGACAAACCAACGAGGTTCCCTGCTGTTACGTGGTGGGAGAACGATACTATCTGCGAAGTCTGATTCTTAAGTATCTGGACATCCCTAAAGATGATTTTATAACTAAGAATAACTGCAAGTGTAAAACCTGTATAAATCCGTATCACTTTGAGTACGTCCGTGAGAAAAACGAGAAACTATCTGGCGGAGACGAGCAGTTGCTAGTAGCCTATCTGAGCCAAGGCGTGGAGGTCTCCCAGATCGCCTCGGCTCTCAACGTCCATCGCTCAACTATTTACCGACGGCTAAGACATGAATCTCTTCCTACTCGGATTAAAAATCACGGGTGAAGCTCAAACCGAAGACGGCATCACAAACGTAATCGCAGAAAGCCTGCCTTCAAACGACAAACGGGTTTCTACGAAAGTTCAGGTTCTCCAGCAAGAGAACCATTACGTAGGCAAGATCTTAAAGACTCTGAAGGAGGGTCAAACCATCCTGGCTATGGGTCCGACAAAGCCCACGCCGGACGGAGTCCTGAAGATGCAAGCGATGTTGATCGTGACGGAGGAAAACTTTCACGATCTTCTGGCGATCAATTGCTTCATGGCGACCGGGGGCCTTGGTCCGAAAACTGATGAAGTTGAGCTCAGCGACACGACGGTGACGAACCGTTCGCTCGCCTGGCAATCGGAAGAAAACGAAACTTCATGGTTCAAGATCGCAGCTTGGGGCGAATTGTCTTCGCAACTCGCAGACCTTGCACCGGGAACACCGACCATTGTGGTTGGAAAGGTCTCCACGAGCGAAAAGGACGACAAGGCTTACCTGAACTACACCGCAGAAAAGATTCTGTATCTCCCCAAATCAACCAAGAGCACTCCGAAAAAGGCTGCCGATCCTGAAAAAGGTAAGGTTGCCGCTGCCGCAATCGGTTCAATCGACTTCTCCCTCTGATTCTTCTGGTACTTACCAATGGTGTTTATCGCTGGTCAATTTTCTCAGGACGAAATTCTCTGTAACGTCCCTCCTCACACACTGCGTATCGATCTACAGGCTCGGCGTTGGAAATCCGACGTTGACCCCGACGCCGCTATCGTAGATAAAAACGATAACGGTATTCCCATTGAGTTCGTACTACTTGGATTCACACCGTACTTCGGTAATCTAGGTATGCGGAACCAAGAGGAGTTCCTGCGGATCGCCTACATCGGCGTCTCTCCTAACCACAGGCTTCTGCCTCCTCGTTGTGTGACAACCTCGATGATCTCGGGAAAATCGTCGCAGAAAAACTTCATCAGTTATTTTCAGACGCTGTATAACAACCGCATTAACTGCGCTAGCGTTATCACAGCAACGAAGTTCGTAACTCGTAGCTTCAACGAGCGCGATCCTATGACCGGCGCGGACGGCGCAAAAATCAACTTCAATGCTCTGGAGTTTTCTGATCGACCCGCCGCCAACGACGAAGAAGAAAAACTCATCGTCGACATTAACAAGTGGCTGGAGGACAAGGGCGCTAGCTTCTGCTCCTCAGCCCTTAAGTCACACATCCCCGGCTCAGACTTAGTCGAGCTGCCTTTGGGCGCCGATCACACAGAGATTAAGGCTCAGTTCGCAGCGACCCGAGGCGACGCTCCGCGTCCTTCCTTCGCAACAAAGGACAAGCCCAAAGAGCTGAAATCCGCTGCTACTGAGCCTCCCACGGGGAATCAGAAAAAGGCTGTGGAACTGACCGAAGAGCAGGCGAAGGCTCTGGGGATCGACTTCTGACCTACCCTCCGTAAGGTAAAATAACTCGGGCGGATGATTAAGAGGGCGGGTGGATCTGCCCTCTTTTTTTCGTCTCAGCTTTCCAACGTCTCTAGAGCTGAGGGATGTGCTGATTCCTTCGGGGCTAGCAGCTCATCAAACGCAGGGAGAACAACCGAATTTCGAGCGCACCAGGAAGCTAACCGAGCAAACAAGTTGGATCGGATGAGGTATTGTTTATGGACCCCCTCAAAGACCTCCAACAACTGATCTCTATTCAGCTTGGCCGCATCCGTCATCACACGCTTATGTAAAAATTCTTGCTCTGTGTTCAACCATTCTAGATTCAGCATAATCTACAGAATGTCTAAATCAAATCCTACGGGATAAACACGAACACAAAACGAAATTGTCGTTAAGATCTGACAGATCAACATCAGAACCCATGACAGAGTCCTTCTACACAATCCCAAACGGCGTCACCCATGCGCTGATCAAACACTCATTCATCACCGGAACCATACTTGTTCCGTACGATCCCCTAAATATTCTCAGCGATCAGCTGAAGAAACACAGGCTCAACGTCACAAGAAACGACGACGAAAATAACATACTTGATCCCATGTGGTGGGTGACTCAGAAGGAACGCAAGTATGATTGGATTGTCGCAGCAACCACGGGGCTTGGAGATAAAGCGGAATACATCTTGGAGTACGGCATTCAAGTAGCGCAGCAAGGAATCGCTGTGCTCGATCGCCTATCATTTCTTGAACCAGTAGCCAAACGTAAAAGCTTCCTGCTGGCCAACAAAGTC